ATTTTTGCCAGGACGAATAACTGCTAGAAACATTGCTAATCTTGGGATACTGTCTATGGGTTCTGGCATCTTCACTAAGTTGTAATACTGATTATTCAAGTGAATTAGTTTCTCAACAAAAGATTTATCCTTAAGTTTACTCCAATCGGGGTCAACCATTAATTCATTGAGATGTTGTTCATCTTTGACATTCTCATAGACATGAACATTCAATAAGTCTAGTTTAAAGTATCCGCGCTTTTCTGCTACTGTATAATCAATACTAGCTATGTCATTGATAGGGTCATAGGGAATAGGGGTAACATATACACCAGTTGCATGTTTGCGAATTGGATTAACATTACGCATTGCCGCGCTTGTATGCTTAATCAGTTCAAGCAATTTATTTCTTGAACCAAAGTCAATGTCAATGTCACTATCTATTCTCATCCTCTGAAACCAGGTAAATCATCCCAGTCACCGTTCCAATCAGGAGGTAACCATGGATTGCTAAAGTCACAATCATACGGTCCTTCTACAGTTAATCTAAATGCATTTGCAAATCTTTTTGCATCTTTTTTTAATTTAAAACTAAACTCTGCACTATCTTTACCGTTATCGTCACAATCTTCAATTGAAATAGGAGATATTTCCTTGTCAACCAACCAAGAGATTAACTTAAAATCATCTCCGAGTTTACGAAAGTCACTATATTCTTTTTCTGTTTCAAATGTATACTTTACAATATATGCTTTCATCGCGGTTGAACCAATCCTGCTTTCATTAATTTCATGTATGCATCCTGAACCACAATTGCTTGATGTTCAGCATCTTCTACTGCCTTGTGTGTGGTTGAAGTTTTATATTTTTTGTCTCTAAGACTAACACCGGTGATATCAAACAATGTTCGTGTATCTCTGACATCCCCGTAAGACCACGGTGATCTTAAACCAAGTTGTCGCCAAGCATGTTCCATAACCACAATGTCAAATGGTGCTCCATGACTCCATGGCTTACCATGATTCCAACAAAAGTCATACAGTTGTTTCATTGCATCACTAAATGATACACGACCTTGATCACCCATAGCTTCTTCAATAGCTTCTGGACTTTGTTTACCCCACCATTCTAAAGTGGCATCATTGATACTACGATTGTAAATCTCTGTTTGATCTTCAATCGTAGGTCTAATTTCAATCTTGCTAATAATGCCCTGACCGCGAGGGTCAAACAATACTGCACCAATCGTAAGAATCACACAATCTGGTGTCGTGTTCAAACTTTCAATATCTATCATAATATCCATTTTATTTCCTCATTTCTTTAGTATATGCCATATGTATTTTTGTTCAAGGCGCTTAGTAAAAACTTCAACATCGGTTGTGTTATCAAATATAGCACCTAGTATTTGTGTCTCGTCAAACACCCTACCAACACGCTCAAGATATTCTGTTAGTGTGTCATATCTCAATGTAACCAATAATATTGAACTTAACCACATTACATTCCCATCACTTAATATAATTCCAACTGTAGATGATTTAACATTGTCTAACATCATATTAAGCAACAGATGTACTTTGGGGCCATAAACACTTAAACCAGTGATATGTTTATTCCAAGTTACTGCATACTTATTGCCTACAACTCGCACATCACACAGATCGGTCATTACATATACCACATTTCATACATTGTTATAAACTTAGCATCCCACAACTCTATTATAACACATCCGCTAGCTAAGGAGAAGTCCCAACCATGGTGTCTTTCACCGAAATTTCTTCTCATCCATTTTACTAGGCTAACTGGATCTTCTTTATGATAACTACAATCTCTTTGGTAGATTGTTTTGCTACCTGATGTTGTTTTACTGTCACGGCAAAGTTTACTACTGGTATAATTTTGAATCGGGGCATAATTTCCGCTATATATGATTTTTGCCATAGTTTTACCACCTCAATCTGGCTAAAATGTAATCTCGTTCATATCTAAATTTAATTTTAAATAGCCAACAAATCTCATTATGCATCCAAGCATACACACAATGCCTCTCTGATTTTTGTATGTTTGCTATTATCCAATCTATTATCTCTATGCGCTGTTCAGCTAGGTCATACATATTAAGTTTAATAACTAGTTCATGCCATCCTGGCTTAATATTTTCCCAGTCTATATTCTTCATTGAAACCTCAATAAGAATATCAAGTATTTTTGTTCGTCCACTATCGTGTAACCATCAGTGATGTTACCGTTGACTAAGATCATCTTTAGTCCATACTTATTTTCAATATAAGTTTCAAAATCATGGTCATAATAATTTGTCTTATCTTCTTCCATGAATTCTACTCTTGCTTGTTTAAGTAGCTTCCAATACTTCCAACGATTCTTTCTGAAATCTATATCAGGATCATCGTGATCATAATCTTGGAATGACTTTGATATATTGGTCATGACCATCTCAATGCTGCTATTGTAGCATATTTGGCATGCTTTTGTCTAATCTTTATGGTTAATCGGTTCTCGGTAGCATCCCGATCGGCTAGACCCCAGTCCCAATCCCATCCTTGTTTTCCAATATGTTTTTCCATCCAGGGCCTATAATGAACGTTTGGATCTGCTGACAACCACTGCTCGTCCGTTTTATATTGATCAATGAATTCTTTAATTATTGGACCATCAGGCCACGCAACATTGATAACAACACCGGGAACAAATCTCCACCAGAGTTTTTCGTTGATGGTTAGTCCACAGGGTATCCAATGTGAATATTTTTCCTTCCAAAAGAAAATACCTTTGATGTTATACTTGCTCATGTCCACCTCAACTTAAACCAAATAGCATCTTGCTCATCACTAAAAAAGTAATCAATCTGATAAAGATCATAGTGATTGTACCCATCCTGATGTAGATCATTGGTAACATAACTTGGGGAATGTTTTTTGGCCCAAGCTAATGCTTCCCAAGTCAAATCGTACGGCAATGTAACATACTTCATTCCCATCGTAGTAAAAACAAAGTTAAATCTTCATCACGAGTTAATACTATCTCGCTAATTTTACTATTATCTAACCAACGATTGCTACTAGTTTCATCATCATAGCCTGAGTTGCCAAAATTCTTCTTACACCATTTCTTTACTTCTTTGGTGTCAACATCTTCTTGTCCCTTCCAAGAGATAGTATGTATATTAATTTTGCTGCCAAAATAGCGTTCTGTTCTGTGTACGAATTTGCTCATGTGAATTTTAATGCTATCATCACAGCATCCCTTTCATTGTTGGTTGCTACGAATACTTGGTCTTGTTCGTGCCGCATATCATTAATATGAAACTTTCCATCCCATCGATCTCTATACCCGCGGGCAAAGTAATATACTGCACAGTTATTTAACGCTCGGTTAGGATACATGTACTGCCGAAAGTCTTTACTCGGGTTCCAACCAAATGGGTCAGAAGAATTAAATATCTCAGTGGAGACTGGAAGTATGTATTTGAAATTCATAAACATATTTTCAATCGTGCCGGCACCATGTACAACTGTTTCTTCGTACCACTTGCGATGATCGCGGGTTTGTTTGTCTAGCCCAGTACGCCAAGTTAGATACTTGTCTACAATGTAGTCAATTATTTGCATAACGCCAGTAACATTTTATATTTGTCATATGCATCAGCCACTGCAGGATACTTTGCACGAATTTGTCGTTCTTCCTGCTGCTCTCTACTATCTTCCTCTGCACGATTATCCAGACGAACCATAAGCTGAAATGCTCTTACGGGGAGTTCAATCTCTACTCTATCTCTGGAATCAGTGTAATCTAATGCTCCAAGTGAGGCATGGGGGCTGTTGCGATAATACTGATAATGTATCCTGGCATTATATCGTCTTGTAAAATCTTCAACCATTATATTATTCATAGCCACCTCAACATGAACCAATTACGATCTGCTTCATTACGGAACCAATATTTACGATCACTGCCTATCCAACAACTATTAGGGGTTGACCAATCACTATCCCCAAATGTCATTGTTATCCAATCTGCCATTGCATACCACTCAACAGCAGAAAAGTACATTGGTTTAACCCAATAAGGATATTTAGGGTAAGCGTCAGCATAACCAGTTTCAAGGTGTTTCATGTTATCAGTTTCAATGCAATTAGCCCATCTTGCTGTACTCATGGCGCGTTTCTTTATCATAACCATCTCAACGCAAAATATATTGCATTCCTCTCATCATAAAAATAAAAATCCATATAATGTACAGAACAATTAGTGTGAAAATTTTCTCCTTGCACTCCTAAATTTTCTACTGCCCAAGCATAAGGGTCATTCCAACCTGGGCCGCCTGTAATTGCCGTCCATGGCATGCGAACTCTAGTACCCAGCTTCGCTGAGGGTGTCTTTAACTCGTTTAGTAAGGTCTGCATCTCGTTTGAACTTTATTGCCCATTGTTCTGGGTTGATATAATCAATGATTAGTTTAACATGTCCTTCATTTAATGTATCTAGAAAATGGGTACCACTGTTACTTTGATACAACAACCATGGACTTATCTTACCTGCGGTGATAGCATAACATATTTTATTTACATTCCCGTATCTTAAAATATCTTGTGGTTGTATACCTGCATCTTCTGCTAAGTTAATACAATTTCCCACGCTACGATGTATAGCATCAAATGCGTCCTCGTATCGCAAATATTCAACAAGATATTTAGTGTATGTACTATCACTGCACCAGTTGTCAATCTTAGTTTGATTCTTCAATAACCAATCAATAAATCTGGGAATGTTAATTGCATTGATACTGACACAATAGTTACCAAACTTAACAAACGCAATGTAGTATGGGTTCTTAATAAAATCTTCGTGTGCTAGATTTTTTCGTTTTGATGTATTCTTTTTATAAAAATCTAACCAGCATTGGAATGCAATTCTATTGCCATGATTGTCTTTGTCTAACCATCTGCGTTTCGTTTCACATACATGTCTAAGCGTGGTTGATTCTTTGAGGAATTCTCTTTTGCAAAACTCGCAACCATACTTCACCGGCTTATCAATTGCCGAGGTCTCGTTCATATTGCTTAAGTTGCTGATCAGTGATAGTTTCATTTAAAACCTCAATATCTGTTAATTTCATATTAGGAAACAATTCTGCTAATTTAAGTTTGCGCTTTTGACCAGATACAAACGCTTCACTTACCGCGTCAATGTCATCACTATCCGCTCTAGGATATATTTTATTGTAATACTCTTTGATATCTTTTAGTTTAGCCGGTGCTTGTAATTTACTTACCTTAGGACTAATGTTGGGTATCCACTGATGAAATTGTTTACCTACTCCCGGACTACTTGCACACATCATTAACCATTGTAATTTTGGGTGCTTCTGCACATTCTCATTAAACAAATACTTATTCGCATACTCGGCTGTACTCATTACATAATATCTGCTCAATGCTTCATTGCCCTTAATTGCACTTAGCCATTGAATCATTGTGAACGGGACAAACTTCTTTTGTTGTTCAGGTGATAGCCTGTCAAAGAAATCATAATCCTTTTTATCTAATGCGGCAAGGACCTCAAACAAGTTTAAATCTTGTTTATCAAATTTTTCATCAGTTGGTGTTGCTGCTTTTTTGGTTGCCATAATTAAAAGGCTTGGTTATAGTCCACAATCTCGCAATTACGACTAATCTCTTTTACAAAATAAACACATTCGGGTTTAGGACCATCATTCAGTGGAACACACAGAAATTGACCATTACGCAATCGCGGAGCATACCATGTTACATCGTGATAGATATCTACAATCTCAATGGGCAGAAATGTAGGACTAAAACTAGTTAATGGATTAAACTGAAACACATTAAATCCTCTGTCATTGATACTTGTCAGTGGTAATGTCTCTAAGTCCCCGTGTTCTTTTTCACCAATCAATATCTGCCAATCTACTGGCATCTTAATTGTATGATTACCAATCTTCAATACAAGAGCCGGGGCATTAAAACTTTCTAAAAAGATTAACGGGATATAATGATAATCCACATTTGAAGGGTTTGAATTGTCTAGTATAGCGAATCTAAGGTCTTCCACTTCTTCGGGTAACATTTCCAAATTGTAGCGGGTATTTGTGTCTAGCAATAAAATATTCATACAATTATTGTATCATTTATATGTAACTTTTTCTACATCAAACGGGTAGTTAGCCTCTTTATAAAATGTTTTTCGTTGGGTAAGATGTCGTTTAGCAAATTTACAGCTACTTGTGATATCCCAAATTTCCACGTGAGCCTTATCTTCGGCTTTACGAATACCACGCCCGATACTTTGTATTACCCTGACAAAACTCTTACCCGGTTCAATTAGCACAAGGTTAAAGATTCGTGGAATATTAATACCCACGGCCGCTACACCATAAGTAGCTATAATGATTTTGTTAGTTGATGTTGCAACCTCATCATATTGTTCTTTGCGTTCATTCATACCAGTATTACCTGATACGAATACAACATCATATTCTGTTTTGAAGTCCCGTAATAGTTCGGCTAATCTGTTATGTAATTCTTTGCCTGCTGCTACTCTATCAACTAATATCAATGTGTTACCAGTGTTTTTAATTGTATCTACTAGTTGACTAATCTTATCTAACCGTTTGCCATCTTCAAGCAAATGTTTTAATTCAGATTGGTAATTACTGAATTCAACACCATCTTGCAGTTGAACGATGTTTACATGACATTGTGCTAGTACACCTCTGTCTTGCAACTCGCTGGCTGATAGTTTGTTAATTACATTGCCTAGACTGATAAAGATCGCTTGACTTGCAAATTTTTCTTTAGGGATAGTTCCAGTCAATCCCCAACGAATCGGGATGTTGCTCATTACCCCAGTAAGTAATTCTTTTAGTGCATCTGCTTTGGCCATGTGAACCTCGTCAACCATGACACACACTACATTTTCAAGAAAGTCACCAATCTCAACTTCGGCTTCACCTGCTTTTGTTTTCTTAAGCATATTGTTAAGACTTTGCCAAGTACAAATTGTATGTGTTTTACCAAATTCTTTTCTATCGCCAAAGTATACACCAACATCTAATCCAAGATTAATGTAATCTGCTTCTGTTTGTATCACAAGACTTTTGTTAGGTACAATAACAATACTACGGCCATAACTTTCAATAGACCAACTTAGTGCTGCTGTGATTAAAGTTTTACCTGCACCTGTTGCAATCTCTTGTAGCGACTGAGGATTCTTTATCT